TTTGGCTGCATTTACAGCCTGATTAAGTTTCTGGTCATATGCCCTACCCCATTCTGATTTCAACGCCTCTTCAGTAGTTTGGCGGTAAGCCTGTGCTTGCTCCTCACTGCCAGCCGCGCTTTGTTCCACAGACGACCTATAATAGTCCAGAATGCCACTAGCTTGCTCTGGCGTTAAACGCAACTTGTGTGAAAAGTCAGCAAAATCTTTTACTAAGTCTTCAGTGACAATGTTGCCGTCAGCAGCTAACTGGTAACCATCTGGGCTTTCTGGGCGACCTAATCTGTTATAGATGCGGTCAAGGTCTTCATCTGATGGATTGACTGGCATAGGAATCTTATCTGCGCCAATCAACTTCTGTGCATTAACATATGACCTAGCAAGATTTTCAACATCCTTAATAGGTGAAAGGCTTGGGTGGTCTCGTAACTCCTCCGGTATCATTCCTAGAAAATCGTTACCAGACCCACCTTGCGCTACTTCTGCTGGGGTTTCCAGCGTAGCAGATTGGGCTACCTGTTCGATACTCTCTTCTGACATAATTACTCCTGTAACATATTGTGAATATGAAGGATAACTGCTCGTTTACCCTCCTCGAACGCTGTGGCGTTGGCATCGCCAGCCACATAACTTGAGCTGTGCATATTGCAGCGCTTCTCAAGGTCTTCTAAAACCCTCTCGCCGTTGTCCGACTCAACGAAGGTTTGTCTGTATAGATGTTTTAACTTTTCAATTTCTTTCTCTGGTATCATTGTCCAACCATTCTTGCTGCCTGTGCTGCCTGAGCCGCAGTATAGACATCCTCCTGCGTTTGCTGGCGCTCCATCATTTCTTGCTCAGCTTGCGCCCTTTGCTGACGAGTTTCATTAACTTGACGCTGGGTACGCAATGTAGTCTTAGGAACACCAAGGGAATCTGTTACATGACGCACTAGACCATCTGGGTCAATGTGGTCACCAACAGGTAGTGACTGTGCCAATGGCAACAGTATTTCTAATGCTCTCATTGTGCTGTTAAGGCTGCTGGACTTCTGCGCCTTAGCCAATGGTGACACATATTCAATATCAACATCGCGGCCTTGAAGCATCTCTGGTGGCACAGATAACATCTCATTCCTCAGCATTAGGCCAAAAACACGGTCAATCATTGGACGCAACATCTCATTCATGAGGCGACCCAGCACAGGGCCAATGACTCTCATGCGCTCTTCCTGCCGCTGAATAACCTCGGTAGCGGTCATATTAGGCGCATTGCCTGACAAAATCTGGTCAACATAGAACGCAGAACGGATAGCCATTCTCCGCTGGTCTTCCATTGCCAAACCAATGTTAATGTTAGCGCCAGTGTTTAATGGCGTGATTGTGTCGCGTGAACCAGCCCGATAGAAGTTTAGACCGCCGGGCTGTGTACGCACTGGCAGAATAAAGCCGTCATCAGGCACAAGTAACGGTGGGTCAATTTGTTTTTGTGCCGCCTGAATAATAGTCTTTGACATCAGGTTTACCATCTTTACATCTGGTAACGCTGTCATCGCTGGGCTTCTGCCCATAACCTCGCCTGTTGCTTTCAAGAAGCGCGGAACAATATATGGTAACTCCTCAAAGCCACTTTCAGATAATAGGGTTGAGGTTTCAGCATCAATATAAAAAGATGCGAACGGCATATTCTTGTTGTCTTTCTTGTTAGGGTCGCGGTCAATGCGCGGTAAGACAACGTGCAAAATTTCAATGTCTTCGTCAGGTCTTTTCTGAAACTTTTTCTGAATATGAGCGCTTACATTATCAATGCCAAAGCGTTGCACTATCTGACGAACAGGTGCGGTGTATTTACGGAACACAGTATCAACAATGCCATACTGGTTCTCTTGCACATAGAACTCAGAGATATGTCGGGTGCTGAAGCGTAACTGGTCGCCCTCCATCTCAACAAACATACAGCCAGTACCAAACACAACTAAGTCCACATACATCTCATGAACTTCAGTCTCAAAGTTGGACTGGTTAAACGCTCTCATCATTCTCATGCTGGTGTCTTCGAGCCAAGCCTGAACCTCATCCTGACGAGCAATGTCAGTATCTTTCATGTCGAGGTGAAACCACGGTGTTGCTCCGCTTGTAAGCATTCCGTGCAAGGATGCAGATAACAAATCAACAGCTTGGAGAGCAGTCCCATCATATATCAACTCCATCCGCTTTTCACCGCGAGAACGCTTTTTCACGATGTCAGCTTTCCGTGGCAGCATGTAGTCTGCCAGTTCTTGATAGTGGGTGTCCCAATTATCTCTACGCCCCTTAATATAATCAAAGCGTGAGACTAGTGATTTGATAAAGTTATCCATAATTACCCCAACAGTGTAGGTGTTCCAGAAGTAGTTGTTTGCTCACCCAGCGCACCAGCAACAATAGTTTCTTTGCCACCCTTGCGTTTTTTACGCTGTTGCATTAACGCCTCTTCAGCAAGAGCAGCGGCCTTAGCCGAGTCCTCTTTTGAGATTGGCTCAGGAGGAGGTGGGGGTGGTGGAACTGGTGGCGCTTTTGGCGTTAAAAATGACATGATAATCTCCTACTTATAAAGCGCTCCAAAGCCTTCAAGTATTGTACCGCCTTGCCCAGCTCGCTTAAAGCGTGTGCGTCTGGTTTTCCCAGCCAGCACAGTATCGTCAGGAACAATCTCAGGCGTAACTTCAGGTGTGACTTCTGGCTCGGCAACAGGTACAGTTGGTGTTTCTTTACCACCGCCAGTTGGCTCTGCCATCTTTTCACCTGTCGGGCTGTAACCTGTCTTGCCAGTAAAGGTCGTCACAGGGACACCTAAAATCTCTTTAGTCTTAACAACACCAGCAACGTCACCAACATATCCCATGCCTGAGCCAGCAGAAGGCTTTGTTGCGCTAATCTTGCCAATGCTTCCAGCAGGGCCTTGCGTTGATGGTTTGCCTTGAGAGCCAACAGAAAATCTTTGCCCAGCTAACTGTGCGCTAGACTTCATGCCGGGCGCTTCTGTGTAAGCCTGACCCTGTGCAGCAAATGATGTGCCTGGGACTGCTACTGCAGTACCACCTTGCTCAAGTGCTTTTTTCTGAGCAGCAAGACTTGCCTGTCCCATAAGTGACGCAGCCAAACCGCCAACGCTAGGAACTTTTGAAAGTGGGCTATCCATTATATCTTTTTGTCTAGCCGATAATTGTGCTTGCGCCGCTGCGGTATCAATGACCTCAGTGCCAAATGCAACCTTTGTTTCTGGCTTTGCAGGTGTAGCAACCGTTGGCGTGGTCTTTTTTGCCATCATTGCTGCCACAGCCTTATTTGGAGTTCCTGACATTTGAGCATTTAAGCTCTTCTCGCCAACATCAACAGAAACAGACTTGCTAACGCCCACCGCTGCTTGTTTGGTTCTGCCTTTCTCTATACCTCTATTTCTATCAGCGCCGCCGCCGCCGCCACCACCACCGCCCATGGCTAGTCTCCTTTCAACTCATGTTTGGCTAGACGCCCTGTAAGGGTTCTAAGCCCATAACATTTATCATAACCAAGATTCTTCAACATGACCTTAAGATACCTGAATCCACTGATAATGTCACGCTTTCCTGTCAAGCAAATAAAATCAACAATCCAAGGAATATTTCCATTACCATAAAAGCCAGCTTTTGGGAATGTGTTAGTCTCTAAATACTCTTCTATGTGATGCTGCTCAGGAAACGCATAGGTGGCTAATAAGAAGGGATTTGTATAATCCTCGTCAAGGACACCAAGAATAAATAGCCCCTCATCTAATGGCGGCAGAATACATCTGCGTATATCCTCGTCATCCATATATTGATGGTACGGACTTTTCTCAATAAGTCGGGCGGCTGAAAAATAAGCCAGTGGGTTATAATCTATCATAGCGTAAATGGATTGTAATCGTTTACCGCAACTTGTTGCGGAGGTCTGTGCATAGTCTCTCGATTCTGTAAGCCAATCGCGAGATAACGAAAAGCGTCCGCAGCGTGACTTGTATAGTCATGTCGTGGAGTGTCTCTAAAAGTTTTCCTTTTTTCATCCCAGTCCTGCCTGTATTGCCTTAAACATTCCAAGCCCTCCGCTGTATTGTCTCTGTCAAAGTAACATTTAGGTATCATCATTCTAGCCGCATTAATGCCATCGGCGACCTTCATCTTCGGGATAACCCTAAACTTAATGCCCAAGCTATAAGCCGTTTCCCAGCGCGACTTACCACTGCCAAGCTCACGCACCTCGATGTCGTGGGGCGCAAGATGGTCACCGTAGGTATAGTCTTTCTTCCGCAAGACCTCTGCGTAGTGGTCAAGCCCAACTCCACTGCTCTCATAATAATCAATGACATTAACTGCACCACCACGAAATATCTGGGCAAACCAAATAGCTGTTGAATCATTTACACCCAAGTCCCATGCGGTATGCACAGGATAGGCTGGGTCATATGGCACTCGCGTAATCCTTCCAGCATCATCTAAGTCAGATAGCAACTTGCCATAATACGCCCCAATAATAGCAGCAGTAAACGAACATTCAAACTCCTGTTCATACTGCTCGTCTGTCATAGACGCTTTAGCAGCCTTCAGCTCCTCATCTTTAACAATTCCAGTCTCACTAGCTTTGCATATCCGATAATACCAGTCTTGGCTGCCATCACCTAACTGGTTTTTAGCAGTCTCTAACATATCCCAGAAGTGGTTATGTCCGGCTGGCGTACCCAAAAATGTTGCCGACCCCTGTCTATCTGATAACGCTGGCCTCACAACCTCCCCCCATACCCTTGGGTTCTGCATCCCATACTCATCAAAAAAACAATCATCGAGGTAAATCCCTCGAAGGGCATCGGGGTTTTCAGCAGACAACAACGTGATACGCCCCCCATTGGGGAAATCAGCACGGAGTTCGGTCTCGTTAAAGGTAACGCCCGGAATCACGCCGGAATAAAACTTCACATAATCCCACGCAATCCTTTTAGCCTGAGTAAAGGTTGGGGCAACTAGCGCAACTCTGGGTCTAGGAAGAGGATTAGTTAACACCCTTTTAATCATATGATTGACTGCCCAGACTGTTTTGCCAAAGCGTCTGTGCATGACCAGCACATTCCACCGCTTCAACTCCTTGTGCATCTCAGCCTGAATAGGACGAGGCTTGTAGGGTATCTTAACTTCCATTCTTTACTCCTAAGACCTTCAAAGCATATTCCCAGCTTTCAGTCTCTAGCTCTGTGTTTTCAAAGAAGTCTGTATGTTTGGTAAACTTCTTCCCTTTAATATTACTAACAGGCACAAACCAGACCGTGCGCTGCTCAGCAGATACGCAAGCTAGTATGTCATAGTCATGTCTGCTAGGTATCCTCTTCTTACCGCCAATGCCTGTTTGGAAATGCACCCTGTTCCTAGAACCCTGCCAATCACTCCTAGATGACTGACAAGACTTAACCTGTATCCTCAGCACCTCGCTTGTATCTGGATGCCATGCAACCAAGTCCACCGAATCTTGTTGCGCTAAAGCTACACGCCATCCCCTAGCAATCACAGACGCTGCTGCGATGTATTCCCCAGCTAAACCCGACTCTGTTTGACTAATGACCTTATCAGCCATAAAGTAGCGATTGCGCGGCACTAATCAGTTTCCCACAGTATCTTGACTGTGCCATCCCTCACTTCAACGCCAGCACGGTTCTTAGCATCGCCAAACCTGTCTGGCATCGTCTTACTAGCTTTCCACCGCACATGGTGTGCATAGTCCCTCAGCACGCCTGTGTCGTAGTCTTTCCTGCGATGTAGTGCGTCATCGAATATCTTGTCTAGCTCTTCCATGGCTTTCTCAACGCTGTACTGCTGGGCTTCGCGTACAGCACCAGCAAACTCCTCATCGGTTTTCATGCGTTTATAGAAAGCAGCCCTAGATATGCCAACGCCTTCGCACACATCAACGATAGTATGCCCATCGGCAAGGCCAGCAATGATTAAGTCTGTTTTAGGTTTGGTTAGCTTTGTCATGTAAGTCCTGTGTGTGCTGAGAATAGTCTATTAATGTATATATAAGAGGCGTGCGCGCGCGGGGTGGCATGACTAGTAGAGACCCCCCCCCTACCCATGCACTGTGGCATAAATGTCACACCACTGTTGCATAAATACCACACTGCCTGTATCATCCGCTTAGTAATGCCACGCAAGAACATTGTCTTTGCGTGTGCTTTGAATAGTCCATCCATCCTATATCAATCCCATAATCCTAAGCATATCAACAAATAATGCCTTCTCGCATTATATAGTATTGCTTGCCATAGTGTAAACTTTTTTTGCTTTTTATGCATTTTTCCTATTGACTAACCGGAAACTATTACCTATGTAGGGCTTATCGAAACCTAACAAGGAAACATTACAATGAGTAAAGTAAACGGATTAAAACTGTTATCAGTAGGCAATAACGCCAAGACAACCAAGGGCGATAATGATGAATATCTTACCGCTATCCTATACCTATCACCAGCAGACATGATTGACGGAATAAACCTATGCCCTATGGCTGTACTGGCTGGTTGCAAAGCTGGTTGTCTTAACACCGCTGGACGTGGTCAGATGAATTGCGTCCAGCAAGCTAGGGCAAGAAAGACAATCTTTTATCGCGATTATCGCGACCTATTCATTGACCAGCTTAAGCAAGATTTAACGCGCTTCAGTAATTATTGTTTGAGAAAGAATATCCAGCCATGCGTGCGGTTAAATGGTACTAGTGATATCCCATGGGAAAACTTGCTGGATATGCAAGGCGATTATCCAGAAATACAGTTTTATGACTACACTAAGACGGTCAATCGTATCAATAAACCATTGCCTAGCAATTACCATTTAACACTATCCTATAGCGAAGCCAGTGACCGATATCAATCAATGGTGCTGGATGCTATGGCAACCAATAGCAAACAAAACATGGCGGTTGTCTTTCGTGATAAAGATAGCATCCCGGCAACCTTTAAAGGCTATCCAGTAATAGACGGCGATAAAGACGATTTACGCTTTCTGGATAGACAAGGTTGCGTGGTTGCGCTTTATGCTAAAGGCGCTGCTAAGAAAGATGCTAGCGGTTTTGTAATCGGATAACGGAGGATAACATGACAATAGCTCAAAACATTTATAACAAGCTGACCAATTGCCTTAATGATGGCTATTCGGTAGGCGTGGCAACCGCATATAAGCATTATGTGATAACGCCTAAGATAGCAAAACAATGGCAAGATGCCGATAAAGAATTGTTTAAGATAGGCGGTGATGGTTGTTTATATATGGGCAATGGCAAAAGCTATGAATGCATAGCCTATAAAGAAATGCCGCTAGCCAATTTCTTATACTCTAAAGAATGGCTTGATTGTCTAAAGATGGAACACGTTTCAGACAAGCCATACTGGGAAAGGTAAACCAATGACTAAACTAGAATTATTGCAAGAAAGACAATCGGAGCGCGAACAGTATCTAAAGCTAACTGATAAAATGCGCGTGCTTATGGATGCAAAAGAAAAAGACTGGCAAGCGATAACAACATTGCATGAGCAAACAAAAGAGCTGCACAATAAGCTGTATTCATACACATATATGAAAAATCCAGAAACGGAGGCATGAGAAATGGTTATCATCACAAGAATCCTAGCAATCATCACAGGCATTGTCTTATTGTTAGCAGGGATTGCCGCCATTGACGGCATGACACTGGCAAGCCTAGCCATAGGCACGGCATTATCAATGATAGGGCTTAGCCTAATAGGGCTTGGCTTAATCTCAATCAATAACATTATGGAGGAAATGGACTAATGAGAAATGACCGCATATATAATTGGCTTCATAGCAAGCCATTATATAAGCCCAGGAGCAAAACAGAAATCATAACCGAGATTCTGTCTGGGCTATTCGTAGCGGTAGCTATTGTGGCTACTGTAATCATAACACTGGCTCAAATAGGAGGTTAAGCCATGTACACATTAAACACGCAGGGAGTCTATCACATACAAAAATGGATTGACTCTAACCAAGACAAGAATCCCAAGGTCTTTGACCTATGGGCAGGAGGCATCGCGTCAGAAATCGGAAGATTAGATGTTGATGAGGAGCTTACACACAATGGCAGATATAGCTATGAGGTGGGCATGAAAGATGGGCAAGGACATAACTTAGTTATTTATCTTGGCCTAAACCATTTTGACTATGAGGAGTTACAGTCATGACTAGAGGAAGACCAAAGAACTATGAAAACATGAACCAAGCAGAGCGTGAGGTTTATCGGCAAAGAGAAAGGGAGGCTCGCAACATGAGAGAGCAGGAAGCATTTTATAACCTATCTGAAGAACAACAGAAAGCAATCCTGTTGGCTAAGGAAGTGTTGGCTGACTTTGTTCAAGACTGGACAGAGTGCTTTGACATATACAATCCAGAAACGCCACGCAAGATGCAACAGGCTTTCTGGGCATTTCAAAATCACTTTAGCATAGAGGAGAAATAGACATGGCAAAACCAAATAAAGATTACAGTGTAGCAGTCTGGGACATGAGTTTTTGTCTCGTTGATGATGATGCTGATGACTATGTGAGAAATGATGATGGTAGTGTAAAGCTGTTTGACATACCGCAATACGATTACTCTACAATCTCTGACTACATAACAGCAGAACAGCTTGTGGAAAGGGAGGCAGACTAATGCTTATAGTCAATCATACTTTGCGCTATGTTTCTGGCAATAAAGAAACCTTTGAAGACCACTACCAACTAGCTGATACTTACGATGAAGCTAGAAAGATAGTAACAAACATTATAACAATTCACGGTGACTATCTTCATTGCTATTCTATTGCTGACATTCTGGAGGCTTCTGAACCGCATTGGGCTGAAAAGCGTGACGAACTAAACCAAACACAATCAGACGATGCTTGGGGGGCAGACAAATGAAAAAAGAAAAGTATATCAGCGATGGGACTCTAACCCATCTTGAAAGCTGCTTAAAAGGAATGGAGGCATCACCAAAGCGAGACCATTGTTTTCTAGCAATCGAAGGGTTGAAAAAGAAAATTGCCAGAGCAAAAGAGCAGAGGAAATATCCTCGTGCTTATTGGGGGGTGAGCGAATGACACCGCAAGAACTAAAGCATAAGCGGCTGTTCATGAACCTGACACAGAAACAGCTAGCAGATAAGTTCTGCATAACAGAACGCACCATACGAAACTATGAAAGCGGAGCAACAGAAATACCGCGCACAGTAGAGATGGCTTTGTCTGCCTTAGAACTAGAGCAGAAATAGTGGCAGAAAGGGGGTGGTTATGCCACCCTCTTTCCAACGGAGGAGAA